GGAAACTATTTCCTTCTGGTCTACATCATTCCTTCGTGGTACTACATTGGACAACTCCATTGTTATCATCGATGAGTGTCAGAACTTAAACTTCCACGAACTTGATAGTATTATCACCCGTTGTGGTAAAGATACTAAGATCATCTTCTGTGGTGATGCTCGACAGTCTGATCTCCAGAAGACTAACGAACGTACAGGTATCATTGACTTCATGAAGATCATTCAAAGTATGGAAGAAGACTTTACTATGATTGAATTTGGTATTGAAGACATCGTTCGTTCTGGTCTGGTTAAAAACTATCTCATTGCTAAACTTAACTTAGGATTCTAATGCTCTTTAATCATGTGGGGATTGATAGTCCTGTTGAGATGAATACCGTCACAATTAACGGAAAGAGATATTATGTTACCCCAGAAGGTAACAGGTATCCATCAATCACCACAGTGATTGGTAGCAATGCTAAGAAGCAAGCAGGTCTTGCTAAATGGAGAGCAAAAATTGGCAAAGATAAAGCACAAGCAAAGTCAACTAACTCAGCAACTAGAGGTACTCGTTACCACAAACTAGTTGAAGATTATATCAATAATCAGTTAGATAAAACTAAGTACCATGACATGCCACTGCCATGGTTTATGTTCAACAAATCTCAAAAAGTCCTGGACCGTATAAATAATATATACCTACAGGAAGCAGCACTATATTCTGATGTGCTGAAACTTGCTGGACGTGTTGATTGTATCGCTGAATTTGATGGAGTGCTATCCATCATAGACTTTAAGACATCAGCGGAAAAGAAACCTGAAAAGTATCTCATGGACTATTATGTTCAGGAGTGTGGCTACGCTTGTATGCTTCAGGAGTTGTATGGTATTACCGTACAGCAATTGGTGACTATTGTAGCAACAGAAGAGGGAGAACCACAAGTGAGTGTGGTCAAACCTAAAAAAGAATATCTAATTTTGTTACAAGAGTACATCCAAGAATACCAAAACAAACATGCCGAAAGAACTGGAGGATAAATTTATGACTACTGCGAGATTTTCGCAGGAAGTGGAAAAGGTAGCGTGTGAAAACACAATGAACTACATTGATGCTATCGTATTTTACTGTGAAAAAAATGAGATCGAGATCGAATCGGTCCCCAAATTAATTAGCAAACCACTTAAAGAAAAACTTAAGTACGATGCTCAGAAGTTAAACTTCATGAAAAAAACAAGTCGAGCTAAACTATTACTACTATGAGTGATTTTTTTAAATCGGAGATGGTACGTGGAGATCTCCAAGAAATGATGGAGCTTCAACGTTTTTGTTTTCAATCTGCTCAAGCTTTTCCTGTACTAAGTGACAAGAAGAAGATGGAGTACTTTAATGTGCTCGAAGAATTGATTGAAAAACAAAAAATATTCAACGCTAGGTTAAGTCTTAGTGACGATCCCGAGGCAAAAGACATGGTGGATAGCATGAAAGTTGCTGCCGTCATGCTCGGCGGCGATGCTGAGAAATCAATCGGTGATCTTTTCGATGACTTACTTATTAAAGTACGGACCATGAAGGACACTTTGAATAGCAGCACAGAGAGTTGACACCAACTCTACCACCTGCTATACTAACTTCGTTGGGCAGATGAGACGGGGATGACCCGCCTGTACGTAAGACCCAACACATAAAACCATATCCGAAACATCCAAGGTATCCAATGTCCTTTTCCGATCTAAAGCGCAAGTCCAGTAACAATTTTCAGTTCCTTCAAAAGGAACTGGAGAAGTCCAGCACCGAACAAAAGTCTGGTGCCGACGAGAGACTCTGGAAGCCCGAACTTGACGCTAGTGGTAACGGTTACGCCGTCCTCCGCTTCCTGCCTGCTCCTGATGGAGAGACAGTGCCATGGGCAAAACTCTACTCACACGGATTCCAAGGTCCTGGTGGTTGGTTCATCGAGAACTCACTCACCACCCGTGGAGACAAAGACCCTGTGTCTGAGTACAACTCTGTGCTGTGGAACAACGGTACAGAAGCTGGTAAGGAGCAAGCACGTAAGCAAAAACGTAAGTTGTCCTACTACAGCAACATCTATGTTGTAAAAGATCCTAAGAACCCCGAGAACGAAGGCAAAGTCTTCCTGTATCGTTATGGTAAGAAGATCTTTGATAAGATCATGGGTGCTATGCAACCTGAGTTCCAAGACGAAACACCAGTGAACCCCTTTGATTTGTGGGAAGGTGCTAACTTCAAACTGAAGATCAAAACCGTTGCTGGTTATTGGAACTATGATTCTGCTGAGTTTGATCGTACTGCTGCCCTGGCATCTAACGATGACGAACTTGAATCAATTTGGAAGCAAGCATACAGTCTGGAAGCATTCACTGCTGATGATCAGTTCAAGTCCTATGACGAACTGAAGACTCGTCTTGATTCCGTACTGAATGTAGGTCGTACACCTGCTGTCAGCATCAACGATGAAGAGTATGATCCTGCTCCTGTTAGTGGTGGGTTTAACGATCCCGCTATCATGGCAGCAGCAACTCCCGTTCCTCAGTCAATGAAGAATGAGTTGAGCGATCTAAAACCATCTGCTGATGACGATGATGCTCTGTCCTACTTCGCTAAACTTGCCAACGACTAAGTGATTAAAACTTTTGGTAAAGTTCTTCTCCATCCAGTAACTGGTTTCAACTTATGTATTGTTGGAATGTTACTGGTGATTCAGATGGTCCACACTAAAGCACACCTTACTTTAGAAACAGATGTTCATGGTCATGTTCATAGAGTATTGAAAAAGAAACCAAAAATAGCAACATCTACTTGCTACCAATTGGGTTTTTCAAAATGATGAATGGGGGAAATTTTTTCCCCCATTTTTTTATGCAAAAAAGTTGATCAGATTCCAG